CAGTTCCGAGATGTTGGAACTGATCGTCTTCTGGGAAGAGCCTTTTTTCAGGGGCATGGCTACAGACTCAGGTTGTAGAAGGCGATGGAACCGATACCGGACCCGGCAGGGCTGTTGTTGATGCCGCGAGCCCCAAGGGTGAATACGTCGCTTGCGTTGAACCCGTTTCCGGTCAAAGACGCGCTCACGCCTATCTGCAAGTCGAAATTGTACCCGAAGGGGGCAATGGTTGGTACGCTGCCCTGATTGGTGGACACAACATAGTCCGTTTGCACGATCCCATCAGCCGTAGCCGTCATAGCTGTCGCGGCAGTATCGACTTCGACCATGCCGTTTGAAATCGTTCCAGCCGCCCATGTCGCGCCGGTCAGCGTCGGATTGCGGACCAAAACAACCTCATAGTTTCCTTGCGCTGTAGCGATGAAGTTCACTATAGATGGAACAATTACGGCGCCGAAAAAACCAGATTGTATGCGGATAGATACCAAAGGCGTAAAGTTTAAGCCTGTAGCGTTGGCGATAGCTGCACCGTTGCCGGTTGGGCGGGCGATCTGTGGAGCTGATACCTGTTCATATCCGCCCTCAGATATGACCGTTGAACAAATCATGGTCAGCGTGGATGCGCTCGCGGTCGCGCCTGTATTCGTGATTTCAAAACGCAAGGGCAAGGTAGCCGTCTGCATGTAGACGGTGGTGCCGATGTTCGCATTTTGAAACGTATGGCAGACCACATACTGGCCGTTGATAATGAACCCGCACCGGACGTTACCAACGCCCAGCCATTCAATATCGAACCAGAGGATCTGTGTTTTAGTCAGATCCAGCGTAATACCGGACGGTCCCGACCCGTTCAGCTTGTCGCCGTTCCAGTCAGCTTGAGCAACATAGCGCGTATTGTTAACCGTCCCGCCAGTGTACGTCCTGATGACAAACGTAATTCCATCCGGCCCCTGCTCAAGGTAGATGCCGTTATAAGCGCTGAAGAGCCCGACACGCTGGACCAGATTTGTCTTTGCAGCGCCCATGACGAACGTCTGCAACGTCAGCATCCCCTTGCCGGGCTGGTAAGGGAAAACGCGGAACGTCTGGGCCAAAACGGATGACCCGGATGTCGTTGTCGTGTTTAGAGCAACTGAAGACTGGTTGGTGTTGTACGATGTCGTGCCGCCAGTGGCTGTGACGTAGCTGTAGTGGATGTCTGGCGCAAAGCGGCTCTGGCTGTCGAACAGCGTGAACGGGTTTGACACCCGGAGGCGACCAAAGGCATCGACGTTCGTGCCGCCGATGGTGACAGATGACGGATTGGATGAAGACCCAATCGGAGGATAGACGGTGATCGTCATTGTCCAGGCCCTCCGCCGACCTTAATGGTTACAGCAGAAGAGGATGCATAGGCAGCAACGAACCCGCCAGCCTCCAAGACCTGCTGCCCGGTCCACTGGACAGTCGTATTCCCGGCGATTGGCGCGGCAAAGAAGATTGCGTTGCTCGCCCCAGCCGTACCGCCAACTGGGACAAGAGAGATGTAAAACGTCGCCGGAGAAGCTGCCGTGTTGCAGATCTCTATGTCAACAATCGCCATCTGTCGCCCAGATGGGACGGTGTACAAGGTAGAATATGAACCTGTCCCCGCCGCGCCAGAGGAAAGTGTTGACCCTCTCAGGTAGGAGAACAGGCCCGTAACAGCCAGATTGATGCCGTTGATGGCAACAACGCCGTTTTTTTGCGTGGTTAACAAATCATCAAGAGACGCAGGCATACTTGCCTCCATTCAGAAAGCGTGATATGTCATCTTCATGAGAGAAGTTAGCATAAATGTACTTGAAGAGCGTCTGGCTTACGATAGCCAGACTGGAGTTTTTACATGGAAACAAACGAATAGATGGACCAAAGAGGGGAGCCGCGCCGGTACGATTTCTAATGGATATGTTAAAATTAGTGTTAACAAAGTTATAATCCCGGCGCACAGGATTGCTTGGGCGATGACCCATAAGGCGTGGCCTTTTGGGGAAATTGACCACATCAATGGGGTTCGTTCGGACAACCGAATTTGCAATCTGAGGGAAGTAACTCATCAACAAAACTGCTTCAACAGAAGCATGGCCGCAAACAACAAGTCTGGCTATAAAGGTGTATCTTGGCACGCGACAGGGAATAAGTGGCAAGCGCACATATCTGTGGCCGGCAAAACAATCTATCTTGGGCTTTTTGAAACAAAAGAAGAGGCCGCCCAAGCTTATGCTCAAGCTGCCAAAAAACTGCATAGCGTCTTTGCGCGTCATCAATAGCGCCCATCCGGTTGAAACCTATATCGGATGTGTCCGGGGCGCCACCGAGAGTCGATGTCACTGCTCTCCAGCTTTACAGAGACAAGCCTGCCCCTAAAGCGCGGAGTAATGAACGTGACGGCTTGGGTCATATTAAATGGCCCATACTGGAGCGGGGTCTGGCCGGGGTAATCGGTCACATAGAACGTCAATCGGACGTTCGCGGACTGAACCCCGTCGTAATAACCCCACTTCATGTCCGGCCAGATCTGGTCAATGAACATCTTCACGTCGGCCTCAGACAGGACAAAATATCCAGTCTGGAACGAAGATGTCATCGGGTTTCCGTCAGCGTTCTTCGACACTTCATGCTGGAAGATGAAATTGTCATCGCCAGACGCGCCAATCGGAGGCCCAAGGACGCTTTCATTGATCCATGCTGTCCGGGAAAGAGACCCGAAATCCCAGCAATCCAGCAGGATGTTGTACTTGACGTACTTCGTCGGCTGACCACCGCTGCCAATCGTCGGGTAAAACCAACTCACCTCGCCAAACCTGGAGTTCGGGGCGATGCGGATGTTATCCACGAAGTCTGTGTCGATGTCTTGGAAGATAACGTCCCAGATCGGACACCGGATCGGTTCAACGCCGTTGGAAGACAGCTTGAAGAACTGGCTCGGACCCATCCAATAGACGGTTCCACCCATGGATGTGGCAGCCCTGCGACCGATAAGGCCGCAACCCGTTCCGATTTCGTTGAACGAATACACATACGGAGGGCCAGTGTACTGCATGGCCCAGATGGCAAGATCGGTCCATACCAAGCCCTGCTGGGGGCCTTGGATGCACTGAACAATTCGTGATCCTTTCGGAATACGATAACTGCCAGCTTGGTTTGTTACGTTAGCTGTCCATTGGTTGTAATTGTTAACATCGCACCAACGGATGAGCAGCGGGTCACCGATACCCGTGAATGTAGAGCCCCAAGCAATTATCTGCCTCTGCGGCATGGCGACAAACATGCCCACATTTACTGGGGGCGCTTCTGGGATGACGAGCGCCGTTTTGTCGCCGTTCGTTGGGTTCCACGTATAAATGGCGCCGTTTAGCGGGCACGAAACCAGTGTTTCGCCCCAATTGTCCAGAGTCCAGTCAAGTGCGGTAATTGGCGCTCCCGGTGACGGGGTGATCGGAGAGCCAGTTCCATAGCCTCCGCGACCATATCCACCAATGCCATATCCAGTGCCTCCGACAATGGGGCCTAACCCATTGTAATAAAAGTAATTAGCGTTACCGCCGTTCATCAGCGCGCTGGCTGTGGACGTTGCCTGCGTCGGCCCTGAAATCACAAATCTTGCAGCGGAAGTGACCTCTCTGACGATGTAGTTCCCATACAAGGTCACGCCTCCGACAGATGTCGCGAGGAGGACAGGGAACGTGTCTCCAGCCACAAGACCGTGGTTGGCAAGGGTCACGGTTATGAAATCGCTGCCGGATGTAGTGTTGAACAGAGGGACGGAACCTCTGTTCGTAATAGACCCGCCGCTGACGTAGGCGGAAGTTGTTGTGCTGGCATAAGAAACGCTGGTCGGCGTAGATGTAGTAACGACAAACGTACCATTGTAGCCGGCGGGGTTAACCCCAGTCACAGTGATTACACTGCCTGCTACAAAAGTATAAGGGCCGGTATAGGTCAGAGTAGCGACGGTTCCGGTGCCACTGGCTCCCGTCACAGAAAGAGGCGACACAAGCGTTGTAAACGTAGCCAAATCGTTTTCGCCGGCCAGATCTTTTGCAAAGATCCGGTACGTATTCGCGCCGATTTGGAAGCACTGGTACTGGCCGAACAGAACGATGCCGCCGACGCTGATCTGCGTCCTGATATAAACGGTGTCGTAGTTGTCTACGTTTCTGCCTGTATCAGTGATGGTTACTTGGTTGCTGCCCGCCGTGGTTGACACGGAGACCGCGACATTGAAGTTGCTGGTCTGGGGGGTGATGTCATCCCGGACATTGGACGAAATAACGGAAAGAGAGTTGCCGGAGACAACTCCCACCGCGCCAACGGCGAGATACGAATTAGCGTTTGTGTCTTCCCACGCCCACAGGTTCTTGACCGTGCTACCGATTGTTGACGCGAAGTATTTCGACCAGCCACCCAGCTTCTGAACCAAGCCACCCATGGTCCGATCCGGGACAAAGCGGATCAGTTGGCTTTCCGATATGGCAGCCTCATTCAGGGCGGGGGTCTTGTTCTGATCGACCCCAGGGATGACTTTGAAACTTGCGTGGGGCATTCGTCACCTGGTAGGTGTAGCGACAGGGGACGGCGACTGCGAAGACCAAGCAGAAGCTTCAAACTTCTTACGAGCCTCTTCAACCGCGGCGCTCTTCAGTAGGGCCTGATACTGGCTTTCATACGTGATTGCCATCTGCGGATCATCGTTGGCGCGGCCAAAGTTCCGCTGGTAGCCGCTGATGTAGATCATGCTGGCCATGATGAAGAGATCAGGCAGGTACTGACTGATGAACGTCTCGGTGTTGCTCGCAGACAAGCTGTCCGGCCTGAAGGTTCCTACGATCTCTACGTGATACGCCTGATCTGGCACCGGCCCGAACAGGAACACGTTGTCATTGAACGGGACGAAATATTTCGGCACCCCACGGC